AGCTAGCTGGATAACAAAGCGATAGCGACGCGGCGCAGCCGTCTCGCTCATCAAAGAGTTAATAATAAAAAGGAAACAAGGAATGAAAAAGCAAACGCAGGTGGAAAAGGTACTAGAGCATTTACAATCAGGATTAACTATAACAGTAACGCAAATGAGGACTCAGTATAAAATTATGTCGGGGCCTTATGTTATTTCGCAAATTAAAAAGCGTAACCCCTGGCTGAATATAGTCTCTGACACGATTAATGTTAGAGGCCATAAAAACGTAGCCCGCTATAGATTGGAGATGGTATGAGCAACATAGGAAGGCTTGAGCTATCAGGCAAAGTTGATGAGCGATTTATGATTGGCGACGATATGATAGTTACTATCGTAGCGATAAGTGGGAACCTGGTGCGGCTTGAATTTGAAGCGCCTAAATCAATAAATGTGGTTCGTGAGAAACTTTACAATAGAGGCGTAAGAGAAATTAAACCAGGATTAACAAGAGGTAATAGATAATGAGTATTGATATTGAAAAGCTAATGAACGAGCTGAAGGTTGACGAGGGTTTTAGAGATAAAGTTTATAAATGCTCTGCCGGCAAACTAACTATCGGCTATGGCTGGAATCTCGAAGATAACGAGCTGCCCGAGCGTATCGCTGAAATGATGCTGAGCTATGCCATTGGCGACAAGCTACAGTCTCTAGAGCGTCTTTCTTGGTGGTGTGAGTTAAATGATGCGCGTAAGCGAGCCATAGTAAACATGGCCTTTAATATCGGTGTGGCTGGCGTTCTAAAGTTTAAGAAGATGATCGCAGCTATTGAGCGCAAAGATTTTACGCAGGCAGCGCTAGAGATGGATGATTCAAAGTGGTCTAAGCAAGTTGGTGCTAGGGCTGATCGATTGATCCTTATGATGAATAGGGGATATTAACCATTGCAAACAACAGCGAACGAAGTGAGTCAGATTGATTTGCTTTGTTATAAACCGAGGGGGGTTAATAGTGACTAAATTAAAAGAAGGTGATAGGTGCAAGCTGAAAGGTAACGACTACATTGATTTAAAAGTTCATAAAGTTTTACCTAAAGGCGCACATGGTAGAAAGTGCGTTTTAGTTGAGTGCTTAGCCAGTGGTGGCAGTACCCCACCTAACTTTGACTTTGCGCCAATTAAGACGTTTAGAATGATTGATTTAGTTGGTTTATAACCCACACAACAAATGCTGCAAGCCTTTTGCTTGTGGTTGTTATATTTTTGGGGGTGAAAAATGAGTTCAAGTTTGATTTTCAATAAAAGCCGTAATGGCTGTGAGTGTGGTAAAACTTGGGATTTTAAGCACCCTATAAAAGGCTTGTTTTCCAGAAGGTATTACGATACAGATGGAAGTTGTGGGGATGGCGTTGTAACTCTTGATAGTAGAGAAGATGCTGCGTGGCTTGAAGGCGTTAGAGACGCTATTGGTAGAGATATTCTGTATAAGAATGATCTTTCAGATTTAGAAGAAATAATAGACGAGCTAAACAGCGGCAACATCATAAAAGTTTGGCATGAGTATTGAAATATAACGCTTGAGCACATAAGCCGCAGGTCTTTTTCAATGATTTGTTATGTGGGGATTTGAAACAATGGTGATTTATGATTGATGATGAAGATTTAGAAAAGCTGATACAAGAGAATAAAGACCAAGACATGCACTTTGTGGAGTACTTTAAGCATAAGTTCACGTACCGCTTCACTGGAGTTGACGGTGTTAACTACTCTATCTGGTGCGGCGATACAGAAGGAGATATTTACCGTGATGGTTGGAGTGCAACTGAAAAGGTTGGCTGCTTAAGGGTGAATGAGTGCGTCCATTTTGCCTTGGCGAAAGACACATAACAAAACGATAGAGGGCTGAATAATGAAAAGCTTTAAGTGTGGGGAGTGCAAGGAGGGTAAAGAGGGTGTCCCAGCTTATGGAGGGGAGGGAGAGGAAGTGTGTAAAGATTGTTTTGTGGAAGGGGTTAACAAGCAGTTATCCTTCCTGTGGACAATGCAAGCGTTAGCTGGATTGGCACTGGGGAGTATTGGTGGTATTACATTGTTCTTAATGAAGAGGGCGGGATGATGATTTGGGCGGCCCTACAAAAGGTTCAAAGGATTGAAAGGGCGAAAGAGAGGGAAGAGGAGGATCAATTCTACGGGGAGATATTGAAGAATATGAAGAATAGGAAGTCTAGCCTAGACAGGCAAGTAGGTGGTGATCACTATAAGAGCCAGAGGGTAGAGCCACTGGTACTTACATACTTAAACTTTGGATACGAAGGGCTGAGAGCTTCTGTGTATACCAAAGTGAATAAGTACATGACGCGTGATAAGGGGCAGCACATAGAGAACTTAGAGAAGGCGGCCCACTGCCTAGAGATATTAATAGAGAAAGCAAAGTTGGAGCTGAAGGGGGAAACAACATAGTGGTTAGTACAAGAGCAGAGATTGTAACGCGTAGGACTTATAACCGTCCATTAGACAAGAAAGGAGAGACGTTTGAAACATGGGAAGAGACGATCTCAAGGGTTATCTCACACCAAAAGTGGCTATGGGAGAGGGCGCAATCCTCCCCCCTCAAAGAGGAGCAACTATCTGAGCTGGAGGAGCTACGAGATTTTATGCTTCATCGAAAACTTAGTATGGCAGGAAGAACCCTCTGGCTTGGTGGTACTGAGGTCGGACAGACTAGGGAGGCTAGCATGTTCAACTGCTCTTTCCTTAAAGTTCAGACGGTCTATGACGTTGTTGACGCTTTGTGGCTATTGCTCAACGGTTGTGGAGTCGGGTTCTCACCGGCTATCGGTACCCTCAACGGGTTCAGTTCAGTTATTAAGACTGTTGAATTCAAACGCTGTACCCGTGAGCCCTCTTATCGAGGTATGGAAGATAATGAGGAGACAATCGAAGATGGGGTGTGGACTATCAAGATCGGGGACTCGGCCACGGCCTGGGCCAGATCGGTAGGGAAGATACTGGCCGGTAAGACTAAGGTACACACACTGGTTATTGATACCACTGAGATACGTGGCCCAGGTGAACGCTTAGAAGGGTATGGATGGATCTGTGCTGGAGACTCACCGTTAGTCAAAGCTCTTGAAGGGATCTGTAAGCTAATGAACCGTCGAGCTGGTTGCCTATTAACTCGCATCGATATACTGGACTTAATGAACTGGCTCGGCACTGTGCTGTCTACTAGGCGTTCAGCAGAGATTGCGCTATTCTCAGTCGATGAACCTGAGTGGGAAGAGTTTGCCGTAGCCAAGAAAGATTGCTGGAAGGATAATGTACAACGCTACCAATCCAATAATAGCCTCGGTTTTGCTAACGCTCCTAGCCGCTCACAGCTTGTTCATATATTTAGACTTATGGAAGATGCTGGGGGTAGCGAACCGGGTTTTATTAACACTGCTAGTGCTCGTAAACGTGCTCCTTGGTTCTATGGTATCAATCCCTGTGCAGAAATACTTCTTGGAGATAAGTCATTCTGTAACCTTACCGAGATCGATGTCGGAAAGTTTAAAGGGGATGCAGCAGGACTGGATAGGGCTCACTGGATCGCAGCCAGAGCTAACTACCGTCAAACCTGTGTTAACTTGCGAGACGGAATCTTGCAAGAAGCTTGGCACTTAAACAACCAGTTCTTACGCCTCCTGGGTGTAGGGCATACTGGTATTGTTAAGCGTCCAGATATGACCGAGTATGACCTAACCTCCTTACAGCGTACAGCAATAGCTGCTGGCTACAGTATGGCAGATGAACTGGATCTACCTAGACCTAAGAACATCACCACTGTTAAGCCATCTGGTACGCTAAGTAAGATCATGGATACTACGGAGGGGATTCACAAGCCACTAGGGAAGTACATACTGAATAATATTAACTTCAGTAAGTATGATCCAATCCTCCCTAAGATGCGGGAGGCAGGGTATAGGGTGTGGGATAACCCATCTGATGATGAAGCCATCTTAGTAACCTTCCCTGTCAGTCATGACGGTGTAGAGTTCGATGTGGTAGATGGTGTGGAAGTAAACTTGGAGAGTGCAATAGATCAGCTTGAACGCTATAAGATGTATCAGCTGTACTACACTCAACAGAACACTTCAGTAACCATTAGCTATGATTCAGAAGAAGTGGAAGGGATAATCGATTGGCTATTGGCCAACTGGGATATCTATGTAGGTGTGAGCTTTATCTATCGTGATGATCCAACTAAGACCGCGGCAGATCTAGGGTATGCTTACTTACCACAGGAAGTGGTGACTAAGGAAGTGTATGATGAATACTCTGCTGGACTGAAAGAAGTCAGCTTAGATGATGTGAATACGCTAGAAGAATTGAAAGAAGAAGAGTGCGCTACTGGCGCTTGTCCAATTAAATAGAGAGAAGATAATATGTATAATGTAATTATTTCGCACCCCGTCAACAACATTGACGTCCTGACTTCAGCTGAGTACAAGGGGTGTATCGCCCTCCGACTGAGTGACATGGGGTTGGTATCAGCTGAGTTCTATGATGGCTCACAGAAGGTGTACAAGATGTTCGAGGGGGAGGAATTGGTTAAGACCCCAATGACTGAAGAGGAGATTCTAGCCACACCAGGGCTGGGTGACTACTACCGAGAGCAGATAGAAGCTGCTAAGGTTAGGGAAAAAGATGAGAAGTACGCTAAGGATATGAAGGTACTTCAAGGCGGCTAAAACGAAAAAGGGGCCGGTCATCTCTGACTAGCCCCTTATACTTAGTTGGAGTGCAACTCCCTCATATGTAAAGACATCTCCCTAAGATCCAACTTGTGAGTGTCTACTGCTTCCTTAAGATACCTCTGTCCTTCCTCGACTCGCGCCAGAGTCACATTTAAACTCCCCAACGCTTTAGCTGCTTCATTATGTAACGGTTGTTCAGCTTCAATAGCTGCAACAGCTGCCTTTATAGTAAAGATCTCTATACCCGCCCAACCCGTCACTGACAATAGTATTGCCATGAGAACGGTTTGAAACGAGAATAGATCTTCTTGGTTTAACATGGCCACTCTCTCTTATTGCTGCAAGTTAACGGCTGACCAGGAGGCTACACGGGAGGATAGATCCACCTGCTTATACCCCCAGAGACCCAGCCAATTGTACATCAATTCATTGAACGTCACACCCACAGCTCCCTGCTCCCTCATGTAAGTCATCCATGCTTCGTTTACCGGCCCACCTGCGCCAAACTCCCTAATCCAATCCCCCATGTTTCGATAGGCTGGTATGGTCGTCCCTGCTGGAGCGATTACTAAAGTCTGAGATATATTCCTTCGGGCAGTGGCTGCTGTGAAATTATTTGGATCATCACTTGCCGCAGCCAACTCCCTGGTCGCCATTGCAACTATAGAATCTTGCCCGGCGCTACCAGTTGAAATCTCGGCTTGATTGTCTAAGTAGTTTGTTGGGTAGCCAGTTAGGGCTGCTGTCCGCTGCATGCTCATCTGCGCCAGATACATATTATCCGCCACTCCCCACGGAGCAGTAACTGCAGGCGGGTTTGGAGTAGCGGAGTTAGCAGTAACGGGGATTTGAGCGGCCACAACCCCTCTAAGATCCCCAGACCATCCAGTTATTGCACAGGCTAGGTGAGAACTCTTAACTGCTATATCCGTAGGGAACGCTACAGAAGTACCCCCCTCCGTCCCATCTGCAATCTTCTTGAAGCAAGCAAGTGATACCGCAGAGAATGTCGTTGGTATGTATGTTAACTCCCACCCATCTGGCATAGTGATCACCGGATCCCCACCACTAGACACCTTGGTCAGTAGCAACTCTCCAGCGTTTACAGTTAGGGGTAAGTCCATTGAATGGGATGTCGTCGCAACCGACTCGGTTGACATATTACCAGCTGCTAGTGTTGGAAAAGCCATATCCCCTCCCTACCTTCTATAAAAATATAACCTTTCATCAACTACCCCTTCTCTTATTGCCAAACGGTAAAATCTGTACGAACCCACGCCATATCTCCCCTGGGGAGGGCAGGAGCCAACCCAGTACCATTAGAATCATAAACTCTATTGGCACCTCTTGGACGTTGGTTATGCTCTCTGCCCTATCCCCCAACTGCACTTCCTGGTTCTTGTCACCCAGAGTCGTGTCCACCTCCAGGGAAGGGCCACCGCCACTCCCCAGAGATAGTAGATCCATAGCTGAGCAGCCACTAAGCAATAACACCAGGCTTAGGAATACACTTCTCAGTCCTCTCTTCATTACGTCCCTCCCTCATTAGATGAT